ATATCAACATTCATATTTCTATCCCCGTCATTATTATTATTAAAACAAACAGCCAAACATTCATTGATGCGCGGCTCACGCTGTCATACCTAGCGTCCACCAGACTGTTACAATTCCCCAGATCAATATTCCTAACCCATTTATCAACAGCGTATATCTTGAAATGTTCATTACGCACCTCGCAAGTTTAAAAATTCTAAGTTGGGCTTGGTGAATGGTGCTGGCTTTGAGTTTTGTAGGTATTTAAAGAAATCAAACACCCATGCCTCAAAGTCACTTGCTTGGGCTAGGTCTGTTGCTGCTTGACCTTTATTCTCGTTAAACAAAGCTGCTGCAAATATGCTGGCGGCTAGGTCTGTTGTGTCAGCGTTTTCATTAATTCGATCTAATAGAATATCGAAAGCGGTATAAGTTGTTGGCTCAAAATGCCAGCTTGCTTGGAAGGTGACTTCACGCTTGAACATCAAGGCTTCGTAAATGTCTTTAAGAGGGGAGCAATCATCAAACACACCATCTAAGGGTGCATCGGTAGGTTCATCTGTGTAGGCGTTAACCTGGTTGCTTACGTGGCAGTAATTGGTTAGTGAGTTCATTTTGATGCTCCAAATGTATGTTTGTCTACTAAACAGGTTAGCACACTAACAAAGAAATACAAGCGAAAACATCAAAATGTATCATTAATGTTGGTTTATTATGCAAAAATTGGGATTTTTAGGAATTATTGGGAGGGGTGGGGGGGTTTAATAACGTTAATCAGTTGGGGCCATTAGGCTCTGAATCCTCCTCAAATTTACCGAGCGTGAGATTGCTTTTCCGCAATCCATATAAGCCGCCTGTCGCAACCTGATGCTTTGGTTGAAGCTGGCTGTGCGCATCTACAAAGGGCAACCACCATGACCAAATTGTATTCTCGGACATCCAGTATAGCTTTTTGCATCGCATTTTAGCGTAGTTAAAGTTAGTGTTCATAATAATTATTCAGCCATGTAACTGCCGACTATTACTCCTATTATGTGTGTGTTTTCACCACACTGTTGCATGGGGTATGCGGTATTAAGAGGCTTTAAATAACTAACGCCTCCATCAACAACATATTCTCTAAATACAGATTCATTAGTGTCACGATCAATAGCAACTACACGATCACCTGTTTTATGAGGCTTTTGTGGGTCAACAAAAATAAGAGTACCTCTTGGGTAGCTCCTACCAGTGCTGGATGTCATAACATCATTTTGTACCTCAAGCGCAAATGCGCTATCTGACACATCTTCTGGACACCCAATCCAGTTTGTGTTGCTTTCAAGCATAAAGGTTCCCTCGACTATGCTTACCAAAGAAGCCCAACTTATTACTGGTGCTTTCTTTGTTACGGGTTGAAGTTTCAATCCAGCCAGCAGCCCAAGCTCGTCAGCAGACAGTAATTGCTCTGTTGAGTACCCAAATGCTTTAGCCAGTGAAACCAGCGAATCACCCCTAACTTCCGCTAGAGGATCAGTTTCTATTTGGGCTAATCGCCCACGGCTTAAAGAAGTTCTTTTGGCAAGATCACTCTGAGTCCAACCCTGGTCTTTTCTGAGTGCTTTAATTCTTTTACCCAAGTTCATCTTTATAGTTCCTACGTTGGTTAATGTACGTTAGCTAGCTTACATTTATTCCTTGCTTGTTGGTTAGACAGAAAATGTATCATAAACGTGCAATATTAAAAAAATGTGTGTAATATAAGTTACATGAAAATATTAAAAGCAGAAGCAATAGCTACTTTCGGTGGCGTTGTGAAATTAGCGGAAGCGCTCGGTATTCAACATTCGGCAGTGTGTCAGTGGGGCGAGTTTGTGCCACCACTTCGCGGCTACCAGATTCACGAGATTCTAAATCAAACAAATCAAACTGCTCAGTCAGAGGTGGCTTAATGTCTGAAAAATACAAAATGACTCTTAACGTTGAACTACGCAAAGACATGGTTTTTGGCAAAATGTGTTCGGCTCTAGGCGTATCTAAGACTGAACGTATTAACTTTCTCATTGATCAAGACCTCGAATATCATGAACGTTTGTCGAGCGAATTATCAGACGCTTTTCCTAGCTTCTCAATAGATGCAAAAAGAATACGCGAGAAGGGGCTAGGGTGAGCTTTACGCTTATGGCTAAAGCCAAGCCTATTAAGGTCGGCAACTCAGGTAGAAAGCTAGTGCTAATGATGCTGGCTGACATATCGGACGACTCTGGCAGGTGCTTTCCTAGCTACCAACATTTAGCTGACGTTTGTGAAATGTCGCGCAGATCAGTAATAACCCACATCTTAAACCTTCAAGAAAAAGGCTTACTCACAATCACTCACAGGAAGTTAAAAGGCGAGTTGATTAACAGTTCAAATATATACCACTTAACCTTAGAACAAGCCTCAAAGCCTTATGAAACGGGTAGTGAAAATTCTGCACTAGGTAGTGAAATGGTTGCACTAGGTAGTGAAACAGTTGCACTAGGGGGTAGTGAAATGGTTGCACCCATAACCTATCACTCTTCTGAACCTATCAATGAACCTATAAAAGAAAAGACACGATTTAAAAAACCATCACTTGGCGATATTTCCCAATACATGGCTGATTACAGCAAAAGCAAGAATATAACGTTTGATGATTTTTTACCTGATAACTTTTTTGATTACTACGAAAGCAATGGCTGGAAGCGCGGCAACAATAAAATTAAGGATTGGCAAGCAACAGCTAGAACGTGGGTTAGAAACCAAAACAATAAATCAAATGGAGGTCAGTATGCAGGCCAAAACAATCAGCCAGCTAATAACTCAGCCCCTGCAAGGGTCAGGGCAGCAAGCGCACAACGACAGGCACAACGCGACAGAATTGAGCGAGCGATTAATTGACCGCCTATGGGAAGTAATGACTGACCTATTTGGTCACAAGTGGACTAGCAGCCATGACTTTTCTGATAACGGCAGTTGGACTTCTTTTCTTGAGGACTTGAACGGCAAGCAATTTAAAGCTGGCATTGATGCGCTACAAGATTGGACAGAATCATGGCCTCCATCAGCCACCGACTTTAGAAATATGTGTTTAGGAAGAGCCAGAGGCGGTGAAGAACAAAACATGATTTCTAATCAACAAGCGATACAAGCAAGAGCAGCACCTTTACTGATTACCAAGCAGTTAACCGATGAAGAGCGCGATTACGGAACACAACAAGCGGCAGCACTAAAAGGATTGTTTGCATGAAAGATTATTTAGCAGAGCCAAAACTAAAAAGCGATTACAAAGAATTAATTAATGATTACCAGGGGTCAATTACCAAAGCTGATTGGGGTGAATCAGGTGGTCTATGTCACATATTTAAATCACAACTTAATCCCAGTGCTAGGGCCAAATATAACAAGCAAAGGAAAGCCGCATGATTCATTCAAACAGTCTAGACGCAATAGCTGCAATAACCCCAGTAACAGGGCAAGCAAGAATTGAAGTGCTTAAAGTTATTCGTGATAAACAGCCAATTACTCGCCAAGACATTGCTGCAAGTCTAGGTTGGGAAATTAATCGGGTAACGGGTCGTGTTCGTGAACTGCTAGACAAGAACAACATTATTGAGGCTGGCAATGACACCACACATAGAGTTAAACGTGGGTTATTGAGAGTTGCATGAAAGTCTTAGACCTATTCTCAGGCATTGGTGGCTTTAGTTTAGGTCTTGAAAGGGCTGGCATGGAGACTGTCGCCTTTTGCGAGTTTGATGAACACGCACAGAAAGTATTACGCAAGCACTGGCCTGATGTGCCAATACACAGCGATATAAGGGAACTAGATGCTAAACAATTCAGAGGAACAGTTGACGTTGTTTGCGGTGGATTTCCCTGCCAAGACTTGTCAAACGCTGGAGCGCAAGCAGGCTTTAGTGGAGATCGTTCCAGTTTATATACCGAAATGCTTAGAGTTATTAGCGAGTGTATGCCCCGATACGCAATTTTTGAAAACGTGTCAGGACTCCTTACTGGAGACTCAGGTCGGTGGTTCGGACAATTTCTCTATGACCTGGACAAGATCGGGTTTGATGCAGAATGGCATTGTATCGAGGCTGCCTACGTTGGCGCACCGCATAGGCGAAATAGAATCTGGGTTATTGCCTACCCCCACTCTGGATGTGAGCTCAAGAAAAAAGAAATATTCACAAGGGGGGACACCATTATCTCTAGCACTATCAAAATTAAAATTTCTGCCAACGCCAACAGTAAGCGATGCAAAGGGTTCGCCAAAATCGCGCACGATCTTAAACAACAAATCGAATTTATGCGAAGTTCTGAGGCAGTCAGAAAGCGATTCAATTTATCCCAATCCCCTCTTTGTAGAGCAAATGATGGGCTTCCCCGTAGATTGGACAGACTTAGAAGATTAGGCAACGCAGTCGTTCCACAAATACCAGAAGCAATAGGCAGAGCCATTATGGGAGCAGCATGATTTTAAACCTAGAGCAGTGTCAAGAGGTTGTGAAGCGCAAAAACGCTGGCATGTTGTCAGCAGAAATTGCCAAAAAATATGATATGCCACTCTATCATGTGACATTGATAATGAAGTGCCAGCGCAACAGATACCCATTAAATGAGTATTTGTTGATTGATAACCCTGCGTATAAGTTCAGCCCGTTGCATGAAAAGAAATGCGCGTGGGATTTACGATTAAGTTTGCGCTTATCACGATTGCCAATGAGCAAATGGGCAGATGCAATATGACAGGTAACGATTGGACAGTTAACTCAGACCCAAGTCTTGAGAACTTGATTAAACATTTGCGTGAACTGTATGCCGATAAAAAATATGTACAGGTTAAGTGGACAACAGGTAAGCAAATAACTAGCCCACAAAATAGATCACTACATCAATACTGCGAATGGGTAGCTGATGAACTAAATGGTCGTGGCTTAGATATGGTTAAGACGTTAAAGCCTGGTGTAGAAATACCTTGGTCAAAAGTGTCAGTTAAAGAGCATATCTGGCGACCAGTGCAGGAGGTTCACTTTGGCGTTAAGTCAACAAAGAAGCTAGAGCGACTCGATGTGAGCATAGTTTATGACGTTATCAACCGCCACCTATCCAACAAGTTTGGTGTGCATGTGCCGTTTCCGAGTAAAGATAACAATGGCTAACAGTAAAAAGAAGTGCAGACATTGCAAAGCCTTTGCTTTAGTGGAGACAGGCGTAACAGTACCGCTAGGCTTTTATTGCACTAAAGCACACGCCTTAGAACATCAGCAGGCCAAAGCTATAGCCAGTGTAAGCAAGATTAGAGCTAAAGCCACACAATTAGCTAAGAAAGACATAAAGGCCCGTAAACAGGCTTTAAAGAGCCTTGGTGAGCTACACAAAGAAGCGCAGCCAGAATTTAACAAGTACATCAGGCTAAGAGACAAAGGAAAGCCCTGTATAAGCTGTCAACGACACCACACAGGCCAGATACATGCAGGGCATTACAGATCGGTAGGGGCAGCAGCAGAACTGCGTTACAACGAGAACAACGTCCACGCCCAATGTGCGCCTTGTAATAACCACTTGTCGGGTAACGCCATTGATTACCGCATTAATCTGATTAACAAGATTGGTATAGAACAGGTTGAGTTATTAGAAGGGCCACAAAAGCCAAGACGTTATAGGCGTGACGATATTATTGCGATTAAATCTAAGTACAAAGCATTAGTTAAAGAATTGACAGTAAAACTTGAGGGCGCAGCATGATACCTATCCATCAAGACGAAGTTAACCAGGGGGCAAACCTTCTTGCGTTACTCATAAAATCTTTAGTAGAAGTCAACGATGGTCGATTGCTAAATGAACAAGATGATTTACTAATTGCTGCGGCAGTAGTTTGGATTGATGAATACAGTGATATGAATGTTGAAGAAATAGAAATAACGGAACATTAAAAGGAATTTATATGCAGGTTGAACAGCTAAAGGTAGGGGATTTAATTCCTTATGTTAATAACTCACGCACACACTCAGATGAACAAGTCATGCAAGTGGCGTCAAGCATTAAAGAGTTTGGTTTCACTAACCCAATATTGATTGATGATGATGGTGGCATCATAGCTGGTCATGGGCGGCTAATGGCGGCTAAGAAACTAGGGTTAGATGAAGTGCCATGTATAAGGCTAGGTCATTTGTCAGAAGCGCAGCGTAAAGCCTACGTTATTGCTGATAACCAGTTGGCATTAAATAGTGGATGGGACTTAGACACGCTAAAGCTAGAAATGGACAGGCTAGGTGAACTTGATTTTGATATAGAGCTCTTAGGCTTTGATGATGATTTTCTAGCCAGCTTAATGATAGAAGAGCCTGGTGAGGGGCTAACGGATGAGGATGCCGTACCAGAGCCGCCAGAAACGCCCACAACAGTCGAAGGTGATGTGTGGGTACTAGGTAATCATAGATTAATGTGTGGTGACTCTACTAGCATCGATGCGCTTGATACGTTGATGGATGGGAAGAAGGCCGACATGGTGCATACAGACCCTCCTTATGGGATTAGTTATCAATCGAATGGTCGAAAAGATAAATTTGATGTTTTAGCAAACGATGATGTTTTTCTTGATATAGCGCCAGTGATAGCCGCCTGTAGCACAGGATGGGTTTTTGTATGGACTAGCTGGAAAGTTATCACCACATGGATAGATATGTTTGAGGGGTTTGGATACCCAACCAACCAAGTGATTTGGTCTAAAGGTGGTGGTGGCATAGGTGACTTGAAGAAAACATTTTCAAGTGATTATGAAACTGCCCTTGTATGGCATAGGGGCGCTGAATTAACGGGTAAGCGCATCGGTAGCGTGTGGAAAGTTGATAAGGATGGAGCATCAACGTACATGCACCCAACTCAAAAGCCAGTCGCATTGCCAGAAGAGGCGATAGACAAAACAACTCGACAAGGTGATTTAGTGCTAGACCTTTTTGGTGGTAGTGGATCAACACTCATTGCTTGCGAAAAGACTAACCGAGTTAGCTACAACATGGAACTAGACCCCAAATACTGTGATGTAATTATTAAACGCTGGCAAGAGTTTACAGGCAAGCAAGCCATTAACGAAGGTACAGGTAAACCATACATTGAAATGAACAACGTAATTGAGGGTGCAGCATGACAGACAAGAAACCACCACATAGGCCCAAAGGTTCAACCATTCCTATTGATTGGGGACAGGTTGATAAAATGTGCGCTATTCAATGCACAGGTGAAGAAATAGCAGGGGTGTTAGACATTGATTACGACACCCTAGCTAGTGCCTGCAAAAGGGAACATGGCCTGCTTTTTTCGGAGTATATCGGACAAAAGAAATCAGGTGGTCGTATGAGTTTAAGGCGCATCCAATACTCAACCGCTATGGAAGGTAATGCAACGATGCTGGTATGGCTAGGTAAGAACTGGCTAGGGCAGACCGATAAAATGGACACCACATCAAGTGACGGCTCCATGACACCGCCAACGACTATTAACCTGGTTGCTAAAGAGTTTGAGAATCTTTAATGACTGAAATAGACATTGAACTGCCACCAAAACTAATTCCTATCTTCCAAGGTGAGGCGAGAATACGCGCAGCCTATGGTGGAAGGGGTGGAGCCAAGAGCCGCGCTTTTGCATTAATGACTGCGGTGTGGGGTTATAAGTTTGGCATGAGTGGTCGATCAGGTCAGATACTTTGCTTGCGCCAGTACATGAACAGCCTCAGTGAATCATCATTTGCTGAAATAAAGAACGCTATACAAGAAGTGCCATTCCTAAACAATTATTACGATTGTGGCGATCACTACATACGAAGCAAAGACGGGCGTATTAGTTATAGCTTTGCTGGCCTAACGCGCAACATTGATAGCATTAAATCAAAGGCCCGTATTATTCTGGCTTTTATTGATGAAGCGGAAACAGTAAGCGAAGAAGCGTACATGAAGTTACTGCCCTCAATCCGCGAAGAAAACAGCGAATGTTGGGTAATCTGGAATCCACAATCTAAAACATCTGCAACACATATTAGATTTCGTGAAAACACACCCAAAGATTGCAAGATCACCAAGATAAGCTGGCAAGACAACCCCTGGTTCCCCGAAGTATTAAACAAACAGCGTTTAGAAGATTTTGAACAACGGCCTGACACCTCGGGCCATGTTTGGTCTGGTGACTTTTTAGAGTTTCCAGAAGGGGCATTTTGGTTGCGTGAGATTAACAAAGCTAATGCTGATGGGCGTATAGGTAAACTGCCAGTAGTTGCCTCACACCCTTGCATGACTTTTTGGGACATCGGGGCGTCAGACGGGTGTGCAGTGTGGGTGGTACAGCAAATTGGTAATTTAGAATATCGTTGCATACATTTTTATGAGGCATGGAATGAGCCGTATAGCCACGCAGTAAAGTGGTTACAAAGCCTTGACCTAGTGTTTAGCGAAATGTATTTACCACACGATGCCGACCATAAGCGTCAAGGCGAGCTAAAGAATAAAAGCCCAAAGGATATGCTCAAGCAATTAATGCCTGGTGCAAGCTGGCGCATAGTTCCACGAATCCAAGAACTAAACTGGGGTGTGCAACAGACTGCCGATATGTTTCCGTATATTTGGATTGATGATGAAAAGTGTGCCGCAGGGCTAGAACACCTCAAAGCCTACAGACGCAAGTGGTCAAACAGTGAGCAACGCTGGTCGCACATACCCGATAAAAGCGAGGGCCACAGTGAAGCCGCAGACGCGCTTAGACAAATGGCACAAGCCTTTGCAGCAGGCGATTTAGGCAGAACTAAGAAAAAACATCGTGGAGCATTAAAACGGAATGTTAAAGGACTAGCATAATATGGTATAATGCGCTAACAATTTTGGGAGATGCACCATGATTACCAAAAAGCCTAAGAAAAAATCTGTGAAAAAGCCAATCAAGAAGGGTGGGTATTCTTTGTAATGGCTATCTCAACATTTACAGAGTTAAAAACATCAATTGCTAATTTCTTAAATCGTGATGATCTAACGGCTACTATTCCTGATTTCATATCGTTGGCTGAATCGTCAATCAACAATGAGATTAGACACTGGCGTATGGAGACAAGAGCAGAAACAACCATTGACAGCCAGTTTACGGCTATACCTACAGATTGGTTATCGACTATTCGCTTTCACCTGACAACATCAGGCACTACCAGTTTAGATTTTATGTCGCTGGCTGCAATGCAAACATCCAGGGCAGCTAGAAATGATGCTGTAGGAACACCAACCAACTACAGTCTGAACTCGTCACAGTTTGAAGTATTCCCAACACCTGATACAGACTACAGCGCAATCTTAATGTATTACGCAAAGATTCCCACACTTTCTGATTCAGTAACTACAAACTGGTTGTTAACTTATCACCCCGATATTTATTTGTATGGTGCTTTGCTGCATAGCGCACCTTATTTAAAAGAAGATGAAAGAGCCTCAACATGGGCTGCTCTTTATTCTGCTGCTGTGGCTAGAGTTAATACCGCAAGCAGTCGATCAACCGCGAGTGGCTCTGGCCTTAGATTAAAAATAGGAAGTTATTAA